TCTCCACAAATAAGTCAATCTTGTACGTGCTGGTATAATTCTTGGAATACCATTTTCAACATTTAGTGTATTTGGTTGTATAGCTTCTACCCTTAATTTAATAGTTTGGCCGGTTATTACTCTAGTAGTTGAATCACTATTAACATACAAACTATACTCATTTTTATCGAGAGCTTGTTTTGATTTAATCTGAGGTATGCTACTGTCGGCTATACCTGCTGTTATAATAGGAGGATTATTTAAAGCTGTTGGAAAAAGTGCATAGATTGTATCATTCTCATCTACTTCTGAGATTTCTAGACTTGTTAGGGATCCTGATATTGTTGTATTTACACTTTTACCTAAGTCTAATATTAATCTACGATCAAGGGATCTCATTGTTGTTTTGTAACTTTAAATATCCAATCATTATCATACACCTCCTCATATCCAACACTCGAATTAACTAATTTAATTAGAATCTTATAATATTGCTCTGGTTGCAATCCATCCATATAATATTTAAAATAGTTACCCGTTGAATCAGCTGATATTCTTGTAAAGCCTGTATCAAATGGTACTATAATATCTCGAGTATCGGCCTTAATTATACTATATTGTGATTCAGTTGGTATTAGTTGATTATTAAGAAATACTGATGATGTTTGAAATGAGTTTAAAGGAAATCTTGTTCTAGCATTTACTCTGAACAAAACTCTGCTTTTTTCATTATAAGAATCTTTTATGTTTGATATAGATACGTAATTCTCTTCGTTGATGTTAATAGTCGCTAAACTAGCTGTGGTTATAAAATCATTAAATCTTACTTCTAACCTCGGTACCCATATAGTGTGACTATCACGACTAAAGAATTTTAAACTATCAAATACACTCGTGTCTTGTTCTGTTGTGTCTGATTTCTTTATAATAAAACCTTCATTTGGTATACTACCACTCAACCAACTTTTAACAATATCCGTTACGTCTAACTCCAAGTCTGAATTACTGTAGCTAAAGGATTGTGATGCAGCTGATCCAGTATACCAATTACCTCCTCCTGGTGATGTTTTATATGATCCAGTAGTTCCTGCATTGTATGATGAGGTTGCCCATTTAAGACTAGTTAATGATACGCTTGATCTATACTTCCAAGTAACTCCATCAGTTGTCTCTGGTGAATTTGCAAATCTACCTGATCCCATATTCCAACTACCGCTTAATGCATAGCATTGAATATTATAATCTACTGGTATTTCTACCGGTTCTGTTGCATATAACTTTAAATAGTATTTTGCATTAGACGCTGAGGTTATAAGTCCAGAACTACTATATTGTGTTAGTGTTGTTAAGTCAAACTTAACTAAAACTCTAGAATTGTAGTTTGTTGTACTATCAATAGTTTTACTTATGTCTAATATAGCGTCTAGTCCCGTATTTTTATTTACGTACTTCTCGTATATTGTTGCGTCTTTTGTGGGATAAAAGCTAAAAATCATATCAGTATGTTGCTATTCTACCTCTAATGTCGGTATTTGGGTACTTTACTTCAAATATTGATGGATCTAAGCTTGGATATATTACACCATTTTGAGTTGCTCCTGGTATATGATAAGATATATCACTATATCCACCTAGACTATCGTTAATGTTATATATGTTTACTGCAGTAACGGTCTGAACTCCTTGTGCTTGAAGTATTACGTTGTATATATCACTTATTACTATTGGCTGGTTAATTTGCCACTTATCTATTTCAAAAAATGATTTAACAGACTCAATACATCTTAGTAGTACTTCGTTTGCGTTGAATGATGGTAGTGCAATAATGTTAAAATCTACACCTATGTTAATAGTGAATGCATCTCTAATATTAATACTATCAGTTAACATTCTATATTGATCAAGATATACTTTTAAATTCTCTTTAACTGCTTTATTTACTATTGCAATGTTTTTATTATTGTCATAGCCTAATATGAACATATTTAACGCAAGTGGATTTGCAACAGTGTCATTTATCTCAGTTGTTCCAATGTTATTTTGTTCATCTGGCGTTATAAAAACTTTTGCAACACTTCCATATGATGGTGGCATTGCATATGCTCTTACAATGTAGTCTTCGCGGGTTGTTGCTCTATTTTGTGATGAAAATTGAGCTAGTGTATTTTGTCTTATCTCTTCTATAGTTTCACCACTCTTTCCACCACTTGCAGCTGGTGTATTGTTTACAGCTAGTGAGTTTACTATTTGTTGATTGAGTACTGTTGTTGTTGATGGTAGATTTGTTGTCTGTATATCAGCCCCTATTATTTCGTTTATTGTATTCGATGGTACATTTGATGACACACCACCACCAACTAAGTAAGTTATAGTTAGTGTTGTATTACTTGGTGCTATTCCATAGGATGTTGTGAATAATGGACTTGCTGGATCAATTGGTGCGTCAATATCATCTTTACCAGTTGGTAATGATAATCCGAGATTTTCTGGAGTTGCTAGTAATTCTTCATCAGGTGTACTTGATACTCCTGAGCCAAATTGCACTTCAATTCCAGACTCAGTAACTCTTGTTATGAATCTTCTATACACCTTCTTTAATTTTAAAAGATAGGGTGTTTCAGCTGAGTATACTGCTGCATCTGGATCATTGAATTGAGTGTTGGTAACTTTTTCGAATATGGTATCTTGTGCCAAATATGGAACTTCGTACCAGATATTACCATCAGAATCAACTATACTATCAATTGCAATTAAGTTTGGTTTACTAATTAATATCTTTTTAAATTTCTCAGCTGTTGATATGTCAAATGTTTCAGTTTCAAGTGCTGCAGAAATTGCTTTTACTGTTTTCTTAGCAAGGAAGTAATTTGGCGCGCCAGTTGTTTGATCTATACTATAGACTGAGATTTCTAGCGGATCTATGTAATTATTAATGCTAAAATCAATCTTCTCTTGTGTTATGAACTCTATACTACCAGCACTAGATCTTGTTTTTAATCCTGGATTTATTATTAATCCATATCTTGTATCTGCTGTTACGTTTTCACCACTTCCTGATGCTGGCATGAGTTGGTAAACGTCAATATCAACTATTGATGGAATTGATAATTTAGGTTTATAGCCAAATGAACTAGCTATAGAGAGTAAGTTTCTTCTCTCTTGAGCGTGTAGTACTAAGTTCTCTTTGAATTGTGAATCAATATAGTGATTTAGTACGTCCCCAACGTATGCTGCCATCTCAATAAACATCATACCTGGTGATGTTTCATTGAAGTCGTTGTATGTGTTTGGGTAGTAAACCTTTGCAAATTCAATCAAGCCTTTTTTAAAGCTATCAAAATCTCGACCTAGGTACTTAATATCTTTGGTAGGCATTATTGGTTAGTGTTTAACTGCAGAGTTATACTTCTTGTATCGAGTTGATTTCCCTGTAAGCTTACTGTTAGTTTAACAAACACAGAGTTTTCGTCCTCGGCTGGAGTTGTAGTTAACTCATTAATAAATATGTAGGGTAGCCAAAATTCGAATTGAGTGCGGATCTTCATATCAATATTAGTTACTAATAACGCATCATTAAATTCAAAAGTTGCTTTACGTAAATCACACCCAAAATCTGGATGCATTATTCGCTCTCCCTTATTTGTTAATAGTAAATTTCTAGCATTTGCAAATGCGGCGTCTATTGTTAGATATGTTTGCGCGAATCCCGATCCATATGAGTTTTGCATTGGTAAATCTACACCAATTGCAACATCTAATTCTAAATCAATAGGATCAACGCGGATTTCCTGTGCCATTATCCTCTACTATTGTTTGCTATTTCATCAGCGCGCTTCAAAAGACTACTATAATCCTTTACTAAGTGTGCTGTCTGACTTGGTGCGATTGCTAATTCTGGATCAAATTCCTGTTCTCCTACACTGTTGAATGCACTCATACTCTCAAACCCACCACCATCATCAAATCCAGCCATATTTTGTCTTGTCTCATTGAGGAAATCATCCATAGTAACAAGAGGATATTCTCTAGGAATTAATGGTCTTTTGGTTTGTTTTGCTTGAGTTTGCTCTCTAACTGGCATCTTAACTGAGTCAATCTCTTCGTTAAGTATTCGCCTTACTTCAGTACTAACTACATCTGTAACTTCTTCACGAATAACCCGTCTTAATAACTTTATAAATTCTTGTGGCTTCATATCTTTATATGATTATAAATATCCCACGAATGGGATTGGAGCTATGCCTGCAGGCGCATTTGCGTATACTCCCGTTAATATTTTTATTTGATTCTCAAATCCAGTAGCCATCTCTCTAATCATTGCACTTGCACCACCCTCAACCTTACCCTTTATTGGCTTAAAGGGACCAATTGATATTACTGTAAATTGAGTAGCTGTTGGACCAAACCAGGTAGCTCCTGACCATAGTGCTCGTGTAGCTAATCCAAAAGTTATACTCATTATTTGAGCTTTTATATTAACTTTCTTTTCTTTTAGAGTATCTAAGGATTTTTTATTATCCTCTTCAATCTTAGCTAGTTTTGTATTAATAGCATCAGTAACTTCCTTTTTTATATCAGCTGTAAATTTATCTATATAGGCACTAACACTACTGTATTTGAAGCCCAGCTCTTTTAATAGTAGTGCAATAAGTGATATATCACCATTTAGTTTATCAGCTAAGCCTTTAAAATACTCTCCAGCTTTTGTTTTAGATGCTCCTAGTATGCCGAACGCTTGTGCAGCCTTTCTAATATAACGCTTTTCTAGTTGTTTTATGTTTTGAACTATTGTTCTATCTTGAGCAATTGCGTATGTTAATTGATCAACTATCTCAAGTAATTCAATTGGGTTATTAATTGGTGTTGTAAATACAGTACCTAGTTTTTCAAATATCTGAAGCTGTGTTTGGTCTTTTATATTATCTACAACTTGGGTTTTCCAGTCTTGTAAAAATGAGGGATTACTTTTTATATCCTCTATTAGAAAATTTATTCCCATAACTAATCCCTCAACTATTTGTAGATCTTGAAGTCTGTTTGTAAATTGACTCCTTTGTTTTTCTATTGCTTTAATTCTTGATGGTGGCTGATCAATTGATTTATATCCAAAATAACCATTTGAGATATCCGTAATGGCTTGTTGATTTCGCGAATATAGTATAATACCTTGACTTAAATTACTGACTAAGGCTGTTGATCCTTTTACGATCTGCCTCACTTGCACTACATAAGATCTTATTTTTTTTAGTTTAGCCCTCTTATCAGCTATTAATCTCTTTTTCTCTTCAATTGCAAGCTTCTTTGCTTTTATATCCTCCACATCACTTTTAACTGGTAGTAGGTTTATGGCATATTCTGTTAGGTCTTGTTTTCCCTTATCAATTACCTCATCAATTGATTTTTTTATTTTTGCTGTTTGTTTTTCAATGTATTTCTTTATTTTATTAATAAGTGGTTGAACCTTCTTTTCATAAAAATTAAGAAAAGTTAAAAATGATGGCTCATCGTCAGTGTCACGAACAGTTGTTTGATTTTGTGTATTATTTATTAAATTTAATAATATTGGGATGTCTTTATCAAATAAAGTATATATTTGGTTAAGATAGGATTTAACAACCGCGTTTTTTTGTTTTAGTAATACAATAAACTGCTGTGCTGATATTTTTGCATTTGTAAGAATTAATGTTAATTGATTTGCAATCGATTGAAGATTATTATTATTTAAAAATTCTTGTAGTGTTTGTATCTCATCTTCCAATCTATAAGTTGTTGATGCACTACCTTGTTCTACTGACGCTACTGTTGTTTTTATTTCATCTACTACACCTAATACTATAGTTGTTCCTTTTACAAACACTAAATTTAACTGCTTGATAATAGATCTATACTTTTTAATAGTAGCTTGTTTTTCTTTAACTTTAGTCTCATACTTACTGCGATATTCTTTTAATGTCTTTGCAGCTTTCTTATACTGAGTATCTTTGCCTTCACTCTTCTTCTTAGCTAATTCTTCAGCACGGATTTTTAAGTCTGCTTTAAGTTGATCTATTTTCGATTCAACCTTATCAACTAACTCCCTACGCTTAGCTTTTATTTTTTCTTCTAATTTTCTTTGCTTAGGTTCTAATTTCTGTTTTACAAACTCAATTTTTTTTAACTTTTCAACAATAATCTTAGCTTGTTGATTTGTTTGTGCTAGTGATGTATAGAAGTTTATATATTCTGTTGGTGAGATTACTGTATTTACTAATTGTAATATGTTAGTTACAGTTGTTGTGATTTTTTGTATTACATATCTCTTAAATGCTGCATTTGTGTCTATATTACCTGATAATGCTTTTAGTCTACCGTCTAATCCAGATAAAAGGGTGTTTAGCTGCTGTAGTGTTTCTAAATTTAGTTTAAATTCAAAGTTTCGAATACTATTAACTAAGTCTAATTCTTGTGCAAATATTATAT